TTCATCACGAAGTTTCATTAGTTCTTCGTTTTTATTTTGAGAAGGATTTGTTGTTGAATTTTGAGTTACAACTCTAGTTGTTTGTTTCTCAGCTAATCTAGGTTCTTGAACAATACCAGATTGTTCTATTTGACTCAGTTGTTGTTGAGTTCTCATCTTCATAATTTCAACAGCGTTTGCATGACTACTAACATTATAATTTTCTGGTGCTTCATCTTGAGATGTCGGTGGAGTTTTAGATTGCTCGTAAATATAATTTGTTACTTGTTTTTTTTCAGCTTCAAATTGTGATATTCTTTGTTCTTCAGATAAAGGTAATGAAGAAGTTGTTGTTTCTGGTTTAGGGAATACATTTGGTTTTTTTTCCATATTAAAACTTATTTTTATTTGTTATAACTTTAAAAATAAATATAGATTAATAAGTTTTTTTGTAAATAGAATTTATATAAAATAAAAAAATAGAGACTCATATGAGTCTCTATTAAAATTATTAAAGTATTTTTATAAAATCAATGTGTTGGTCATCTTTAGTTATTTCTATAGGAAATGTCTGTGAAGAGTCTTTATAAGTAAGTTGAAGTAAATATTTACCATAAGGAATGTATTTCATTTTAAACCTTCCAAATTTATTAGTAGCTGTGTAATATCTTCCAGAAAAATGGGGACCTACACTCCCATCCAAATTCATTAATCTAACTAAAATTAAACTGAATGGTTGGTTATTTTTGTTTAAAATTAAACCATCAATTTGTCCTTTATTTTTAAGGTAGGTTTTATATTCTTGTCTAGATTTAATCCAATCTCTAAATACTAAAAACATTGTATATGCAACTAATAACATAGGGATTATATAAAAAATATAAGCTAGTATTATTAATTCAAAATATGAAAAAATAGCTGCTATTGTAATATTAATAGCTATTACTAGTGATAATCTTGGTAAACTATTAAATATTCTCATATTTCATTATTGGCTTTACCTCCACCAGGTCTTCTATTTTTAATATATAAAAAAGGGTCAACCATGTGGAGTATGTTATTAAAAAATAAAGTAAAAATTAAACCATATAATGTTCTAGCTAAAACTACTAATAAGATTAAATACATAATAGGAATGAATGAATTGAAAGTAATTGCAACCATTGCAAATAATATTGCTAAAAACATTGTAGTATTTTTGAAAAATTTGAATAAATGCCAAGCATCTGTTGTAAAAACAAATATTGAAGTAGAACCTAAAAATTTCTCAACTTTATAATCTGTTCCTTCTTTCCATTTATTTCTCCAACTTATAGTTGGGTTCCAAAATAATGGGTTATACTTTGTTGGGTTAATAACAAATATACTTTTCTCCCAATGAAATTGAAGTTTATCCATGATAGCTTCTGATACACCAGATAACATAATAAACACCAATGATAACACACTAAATAATATAAATCCAGTCATTTTTTAGATACTTTTAATTATTTTTATTATTTTAATTATTTTTATTATTTTTATTATTACGCTAATTCATTTTCTAATATTGAATTAACCAAATTTTTAACATCCATCATGAATTGATGTCTTTCCGTTTCATCTGGTATCATATTTTGTAAGTTTTCTTTACCAGCAATTTTTACATCATCTTTAATTATGTTAACCCAAAAATATATAGGTTTATCACCAATCATTTTATGAAATTCAAGTCTAAAATATGTAACTGGGTCAACACCACCAACACCCTTATCGCTTTTAACACCACTCAATTCATATTCATTAGATATATTTTCTATTTCACTTTTTCTTTCTGGTGAAATATATTTAATTTCTTTATTTTGATTATACTCATGTTCGTAATTATCAAAAGCATTACCTTCTTCTAATTCTGGGTTAATATATGATTCTGTTACTAAACCTTTTGATTGTAAATATCTTTGTTCAACCAATAAGTTAACTTTTTTGAAATTTTTAAGTTTATCTGATTTTCTCATAATGTTTTTTTTATTATAAATACTTATAAAAATTAAAACACCTAGGTTATTCTAGGTATTTTAATTTAAAATTTGTAATTCTATTATTATCAGATAGTTCCTAAAACAGCAATATTGCTCTATCAAAACGTAATGTCGCAGTAATCTCAGCGATACCGTCATCATCCATTGATAAATCACCGAAACCAACGTTTGTTAACATTGTTCCATCTAATAACCATTTCTCAATAACAACACCAGTTGGGTCAAGCAATTCTAATTCAACTGGACGTTTGTAACCAGCTGCGTAACCTTGACGACCAGTAATTGATTCTGAGTGTAAACGTACCCATTCCATAATTGCTTGTGCAGCAGAAGGCCCAATCGGGTCACGGAAAGTAACATCGATTGATTCCCATGTAAATCTACCGATTACCCACGTAGATGTGTTAAGGAATGGAATCTCAACTTCATTCTGTGTGATTGAAGGTCTTGAAGCAGAAGATAACCACCATTGTTGGATACCTAAATCTGCTGGGAACGTAATTAACCAACGATTCTTTTTCTTAGGCTCGTAAGGTAGGGGCATTTTCATCAATAAATCAGCCATATTCTTTTGTTTTTAGTTTTTGTTCTTATTTAATTATAAATATTATAAGAATTATTTTTTTATGTAAAAAAGTTATATTCTTTATTATAAATATGAAGAAATTAAAAATAAGTTTGATTTTAATTATTTTTTTTGTATATTTACTCTTAAAAACTTTTTTATGGGAAAATTAAATATTACACAAGAAAATTTTTTATTAGGATATTATGAATCACTTGATTATTTACTTGACGAATGTGACTGGATAACATATATTAATGGTGAAACGGTTTGTGGTATTATTATCGGTTTAATCATAGAAAAAGATATAAACGTATCAATCACTACTGAAGAATTATATAATTTATATGGTAAACATGTTGAAGGATTAAATTTAGCCGATAGTGAATGGCAAGAAAAATACGGTATCCCAGAAATAATTAATATAATGTATACTATTCTAAAAAGTATCGCTAAATAATTATTTATCCTTTAAAATCTTATTTATCAAACTAAAATTATCCATACTGTAACCCAAATTATTTTCTTTAGAAAATTTATTAAAATTACTTGCGATAGAATCAGCCTTATACAACATATTTGCTTTTACTAATCCTTTAGCAATCAAATCATCAATTAACTCTTGTCTTTTATTACTATCATCCAATGAATCTTTTATTGATTTCATAACATCATCTTTTTTAACAGCAGAATCTGCAATAGTTGCATTAAATCCTTTGATGTTTAAACCCATTAATTTAGCAATACCTAATAATACTTCGTTAGAATGATTTAAACTTTTTTGTTCGGATTCCATTAATATTCTAGACTTTTGCTCATGCAAAATAATTCTATTATATTGTTCATTTGTTATTTTTAATCGTTTCATATCTATAAATATATATATAAAAACAAAAAAGCCCTCGTTTGAGGGCTTTAATGTTTTAATTTTAATTATTATTAAATGTTGTCGAATGACGCACCAGTATTCATAACTACGAATTCTAATTGAATGAACTCTAATGCTCTCGTTGGTTTCAAGAAAATTTGTCCAGTCAACTCATTTCTATCAATTTCCTCTGGGTCATTTGATAAAACAACACGGAAATCAGTTAAACCTCTTTGAGCTCTAATGTTATCCAAGATTGGGTTAACAAGTGCTAAGAATTGGTTTCTAACTACGTTATCATTTTGTTCGAATAACAATCTGATAGCAACAGCAGAAATAAGTTTTCTTGCTTGTAATAACAATCTTCTTACGTTAATTCTGTTAAGAGCTGAATCTTTAACTTGAAGTGTTTTATTACCCCAAATTTTAATACCATCAGTTGTGAAAGTAGCGATTGGGTTAATTCTATTCTCATAAAGAGTGTCTCTTTCAGAAAGAGTAAGTTTTTTACGTACTTGAATTGCATCAACATCACCTCTTTGGATACCAGCAACTGCAAACCATGGGAAAGCAATGTTATCTGTTAACGCAATATTTCTAACAACGTCACGTGTAGGTGGCATGAAGATATAAACGTTATTTTCAGTATCATTTACTTGAATCCAAGGCCAGTAAGTACATGAGTAGTTACTATCATACATTCCATCTAAAGCATCACTAATATCTTCAGCTGTCATAATATCACCACCACCATCTAAATCTGGAGTTGTCATGATGTATAATGAGTCAGCTCTATCTTGTTCTACCATATCAATTGTAGCTTCAATCAAGTTACTGTTGTCCATATTATCAATACCAGGTGTAGCAAACACATTAATGTTAACCGCTTCTGGGTTTCTAAATGTCCAAATAGCTTCTAAGTAAGCATAGTAATCAGAGTTTATATCTCTATCACCATTAGAAAGAGTTCTATTAGCAAAAGCACTACTAGTTAAACCTTTAGCACCTAAAGTACCATTGATTAAGAATGAATCTAAATTACTTCTTCTAGTTCTATAAATATCCCATCCGTCAAAACCACCGTAAGGTGCAAATGTAAATTTACGAGCGTAAATTTTTTCGTATGGACCGTTTAATAAACCAGACTCAGTTCTAAATTGCCAATCACCAGTGTCAAATAAGAATACTGGAGAATAAGTATCACCACTACTATTAATAACAACATTTACATTGTCAATTGTAGCACCAGTAGCTGAAATATCCATATGGAAACCATTAGTTAAACCAGTCCACATGTTTGGAGATGAAGTTTGAGGTACACCTTTGTAATCAAAGAAGTCTGAATCAATACCCATAGTCTCAGATAAACCTAAATAGAATTTACGTTTATTTTCAAATGCATCATATGCAGTTTTAAACGTTAATTTAGGTGTTTTAACTGTAGTATTACTGTTTTCTTGGTAATCTCTAATAGGGAACCCAATAAAACCAGATGGGAAAGCTTCAGAAGTATCTGAACTATCATCCATTTCAATCAACACGTATTTAGATTTAGAAGGGTAAATACCATCTAATGTACCAATTCTTCTTGCAATATAATTATTTGAATTTGGGTCCATAGAACATTTAGAATATGATTCCAATACAGTTGGTTGAGCATCAGTATCGTAGTAAGCTCTAATAACAACGTCAAATTCTTTTGTATCTAATTTAATGTTTCTAATAGATATTTTGAATTGTTCATTTGCAGCATTACCATCTGAAATAGTCCAGAATCTGAATAATCTTAATACTTTAGTACCACGTAACTCAGATACAACGTAAGGAGTAACCGCTGGTTGGTATTCATTTTGGTAATCAGAAAATTCATTTGCATAATTAACAATAACTTGTTTTACACCTCTAACTTTATTAGCGTTATTGAAATCTTCAAACATGTTATTAAAAAATTCTTCAACAAATAATGCAGTATTGTTATCAGCAACAGTTCTACCTAAAGCTCTAGGTAAATAATTTCTATTAGTTTTATCTAAAGACATTTGGTAATTAAAAGCACCTTGTGTTGCGGAAACCCCAGTTAATGCGAATGTACCTAAAGCATCAGTTGTTGCATCAGTTAATGTTGAATCAAAACCAACACCAGTTGTTGCAGAAACCTCAAACGCTGGGAATTGTGTATCTAAATCAATACCACCTCTAGAACGTAATAAAGCTACAATAGTATCTTCAACGTCTGAATATCCAGTACCAGTATAATAAGTGGTAATACCACTAGTTGTTCCAGTAATAAACGCACCAGTAATCCCTTTATCTGTTACATATAATGTAGTTGATACACCACTAAATGTTGTACCAATTTTTTGATAAGTAGTAGGAATCCCAACAGTACCACTAAGAGCAGTAGATGAAAGAGAAGCTAAATTAGTATCTAATGAACCATCATCAATTAATGCTTGAATAAGTGGGTCTTCACTTACAATTGTCAACATTGTATTTCCAGTTGTTGCAGTATAACTAATTAATACTGGGTAAGAAATCGTACCACCAGTCACAACAGTTGATTCATCTAAAGCTGCATCTAATGTAATACCCCATGCTTTTCCAGCATCATACCCAGAAAGTCCTAAAACTCTAGTTACAAATAATTGGTTTGATTGTGTTAAATATGATTTTGCTATATAAGGTAGCTCATATTTTGGAGCACCAGTATCTTTTATTTTGGTAGCGTTTTGACCACCAAAGAAAGATTGAAACTCTCCGTAGTTACTAACAAATATAGGTTGGAAAGCTGGACCGATTGTTGTCTCTCCAACTAAACCTAATGTTGTTACACCTACTTGACGTGTTATAAATGATAAGTCTTTCTCAGATGTATAAACTCCAGGACTTACGAATACTTTTGTTGGCATAGTTTTGTTTTTTTGTTTTATGTTATTTACTTTATCGTTTTCTTTATTATAAATATTAGGTTTTTTTCAAAAGTGATGTGAAAGAAAAAGATAAATATAAATTAGTATGATTTTTAACATACTTTTATCATACCAATATAATATTTATATAAAAACATATTATGAAAAGAGATAAAAACTTGAAAATAACACCAAAAACACATGAACTCCTTAAAAAGTATTGTGAAGAAAATGGATTAAAGATGTTTGGATTTGTAGAAAAGCTTATACGTGAAAAATGTACACCCAAAAGGGGTATTTATGATGAAGATTAATCAAAATACTTATCATCAAGTGTTTTCTTATCAATATAATAATGCCATGCATCAACTGCATGGTTTTTTTGGTTGAATACTCTATTCAATACCTTACTAAACCATAACCCAACTTTATTTAATTTACCTTCAGTTTTTAACTTACCAGTAGATGTAGATACTGTTATATTTTTTTTTGAAAATGTAGTGTTTTCTTCATGTGTTATCAAATCTTCTATTATTTCACCATTAATATTCCATGTCATATCCAAAGCTATCGCTGTTTCATAAAATATATAACCCAAAGCAGCTGAAAATCCATCAATAAGTCTCCACCAAAAAATAAAAAAAGCACTCCATTTTTTAAGTGTTATAGATAACCATATAGAATAACCTAAAGAATATAGTGTACCTAATGACCATGAAAATATAGTTACAACTATTGATGCCATCAATGTTATTAACCCTTGCAATAACTCTTTCATTAACCTTCAGTATTGGTTATTTCCATATACGATATTGATAAATCTATCGCATTATCAATTCCACAACTAGCTTGTAAACTATCTAGGTTATCTAATGTAAATGTCCCATCTAATGCTTGATAACTTGATGATTGTGGTATTGTAATATCATATGACATATAATATGTTTGCCCAGCACTATTATCTATCCAAGACAAATTAAAAGATGTATCACCACTATAAACATTTGTTGCATGTATAGTTTTAACCATTAATTTTGTTGTTGTAGTAGCACTTAATACGGTTGTCGAACCAGTTAATAAATGTGCACCATTATTCAAATATTCCATTTTTTTTTTATTTATTAATAAATATGTTATTTTAAACCTTTAAGTCTATCTATTATACCATCTCTAAATTCTACAGTATAATATGATTTACTAGGAAAACCATTTAATATAAAAGAACCTTCCCCATTCAACCAATCATACAACCCATCCAGCCCATCACTTGCGTTAGATTCTATACCGTATTTTATATATTTTTCATTAAGAATTAATGTCTCAATAGCTAAATCAGTTGAATCAGTTGGTGATAATCTAAATGATATATATGATTTAGCTCTATCCCATCTATTAGACCTAGCATTCTCTGATTTCAAAACAAAATCCAACCAAAAGTCTTCTTGTTCAATGTCATTATGAATAGTATCTCTATCTGTCTTAGATACACAGAAATTTTTAGACGCAATTATTTTATGTTCTTCTGTAAGTGCTGAAAAACCACCATTATGAGCTATATACATCATAGCACCACTTCTAGCAAATAAATAATCCTTTTTATCGTAATTTTGTGATTCAAACCACATATAGACATCAGATACATCCATATAACCTATATCTAAAATTTCTTTATATTGATACGTTGGTTGGTTTGGTAACTCACCGTAGTATTTTCCTATTTTTAAGTAACTCATATTTTTAATTTTTAAACTATATTAAATTTATTTTTTAAATACGCTTCTGCTTGTGTTTCTTCTTCAGGTGTAAGTGGTGCGTTATAAAATAATACTTCACCGAAAGTAGAGTTACTATCATAAGCGGTACTGCCACCATAAGCAAAAGTTATACCCTCACTAGCGGGTATTTGAAGTGCGCTAGCGTAAGCTGTTGTAACTTCAGAAACCGCAGACGGACCTATAATCTCACCTGATATATTTGTTCTATCATATTTAAACTTAAAGATATGTGTATTTGTAAAATCAGACCAACTACCCATCTCAACTCTCTGAGCAGAAGTATTCCAATCATTAACA